AAATTTACTAACACATACAGAGGAAAAATAATTTAAAAAATCCTACCCTCCATGAAAGGTATGAATTTAAGGAGATTGTTTGGCAAAAGCTCAGCAACAGGCATAATCAAACTTCTAAATGTAGACGGAGTCAGGTATGCCAAGTCAAACAATCTTCACAAACGAAAGGAGGTGAACAAGTTGACAGATCGAAAAGTAGCATATCTCCTGAAATGTTTCAGGGAAACCGGAAATCCTAAATTCCTGAGAAGGGCAAAGAAATTGTCCAAGGAAAAGGAAAGGGAAAGTGAGAGTTATGGAAATAACACTGCAAGACAATGGCCAGTTCCTTGTTAAGCTTAACGAGGAAGAATGGGAAACCTTAAAAGAAGTCCAATCACTGATGAAGGATTGTTCAGAAAAATTCGATGAAAGTGTAAGTCTTGGAGAAAGCCTTCAAGCTGTAATCGAAGCAGGCTTTGTGTGGTTGGATAGCTGAGAAAAAGGGGCAGGGAGAAGAAAGTCAATGCTTCTTCTTGCCCTTTTCTTATTGGAGATGTGTCAATTTTTGACATATTCGTCTGGGCAAAGTTTGTGAAAGATGTCATGCAAAAGCCATGCCATTTTTTCAAAAATAAATAAAAATAGTGCTTGACTTTTGCCCCGTTTTATGATATAGTGGTTCTGTAATAATGGAACTAGGAACTGGAGAGTTTATGACAGCTGAGGAAGTCCACTCAAGCATAAAAGAAATTTTCGCTGATCCGGGAAGCGGGGCTGCTGCTGAAATGAAGTTTGACTTCAGAAAGATTAAAGCAAGTTATGTCTGTGTTGCGGATGGAAGAGAATTTCTTTGCACGAGATTTGAGTCTACTGCGAGTGGATTGTGTAAGTTTAAAGATGATGTTTTTTGTCTCTCGTTTTGAGGAGTGAACTTGATGGGAAGTCTTGAGCCAGGAGCAGCATTTATAACCCCCGCGCCCACACCTGGGAATGGTGGTGGTAGGAGAAAAGACTTCGACGTTGAGGCCGCGCTGGACTTGCTCATGCGGGGGGAGAAGATACCCGCGGTTGCTCAGGAACTAGGTATCTCCACTCCGACCCTCCGCGCGCGGATTGCTGACATTCAACAAAAACAAGGTATTTTACTCCAGTACCGCTCAATTCAAGCCCTTCAGTTGACTGAGCTTCAGGCAAGAGTACTTGAAGCTATCACACCAGAAAAGATAGAAGAAGCCCCGCTGCGCGATCTGGTCGCGTCTTATAAGATACTTAAAGATAAAGAACTGAATATTGAAGGAAAGCCAAGTGAGATTAAAGGTCTTGTTGCTCACTTGATTTACCTTGAAAAGCAGGAGGCCGCGTTGGCGGATAAGTCCTCCGCGATTGAGGAAGCGATTTTCTCTGACAACACAAACGAGGAAGAGGACTTGCCAACTACCTCAATTTCCGCGCTTGACGAACAGGAGTTTTAAATGCCTTCAAGTAATTTTTTGTGGGAAAAACTGATTCCGGAAGAAGCTAAGGATGCCGCGCCGGATTATAAGACTCGTCCGTTTTTGGATAAGGCTCAGCTTGCGCTGGGAATGTATGCGAAGTCAGGGCCCGGCGGGGTAGCTAGTGACAAGGTTAAAAAGCTCATGAAGTATCACGGGGTTTCTTGGCTTGAACCGACGAAAGATCCGAAAGTTGCTTCTTTCAAACGAAATGGAAGGAATACCCTTGTACGAGTTGAGGATTAAACCCAGTGCGTTATGTCAAAAATCGACACATCTCGGAAGAAGAGGAAGAAAAGGTGTCGAAAGTGTGGGAAAGGTGGAAGGCTGGAAAGGCATCATGTAACTTACGAGCCTGTGAAAATTTCCAACCTGTGTAGAAAGTGCCATAAGTTGATTACGGAGTTAAACACGATGTGCTCGCAGAGCACGAGTCCGTTTCATAAATTGAGTAATGAAGAGAGGTTGACACTTTGGAAGGCGTTTCTGATCAGATAAAAGCTGATGGGAGTGATAAAATCCGGCGCTGTCTTGACTGGCAAGGATTGACAACCGGAGACCAACATCCTCCCATCAGTTCTGACTCCCTGGATGTTGGGATAAAAAATCCTTGCCTCGACCGCCGATGCGGTCGAAAATAAGTACCACAACTTTTGGAAGTAACTATGCGAACTGACCAGAACATAAACAAAGCTGTTGTCTCAAAGCTCAAGGAGTGGAGAAACTCTCCTCTCCAGTTCGTCGAGGAGTGCCTGAAAATCACCCCGACGAAGCAGCAGATTCAAGTCCTCTCTGGCGAGCAGAGCATTGCTAAGCATAAAAGGACTTCGATTCGGTCAGGTCATGGGCCAGGTAAATCGGCCGTTGCTTCCTGGCTGACTCTTTGGTTTATGGTTACGAGACCTTTTGCAAAAGTTGTCTGTACTGCGCCAACTAATAGGCAGTTGACAGATATTCTTCTCTCTGAGCTCTCAAAGTGGCTGAGAGGTTCCCTTGTCGCAGATGAGTTCAATATCTACCGTGACGCAATCAGACATAAAGAAGCTCCGAAAACATGGTGGGTTCGATTTATCTCCCCATCCGTCCGATCATCTAAGGAAGAGCAAGCTGAGACCCTCGCGGGTCTGCATGATGAGCATATTTTAGTAATTGTCGACGAAGCTTCCGGCGTACCAGATCCTGTTTACATTCCCCTTGAAGGTATCCTGACAAAGCCAGATAATAAAGTTCTCCTGATTGGGAACATGACTAGAAATTCAGGCTATTTCTACGATACACACTTTAACTCAGAGTTTAAGAAGAACTGGAATACACTTCATTGGGACAGCAGGGAGTCTACAAATGTTGACAAGTCGTATCCTGAGTATATGGCAGCCAAGCATGGCGTTGAGTCTAACATCTTTCGTATCCGCGTTGAGGGAAATCCGCCGCTCCAGGACGAAAATACCTTGATTCCTCTCTATGCTGCTGAGCAGTGCATCGGGAATGAGTTTGAAGTTGCGGAAGATGAGCCACTTTATTTGGGAGTTGATGTGGCTCGTTATGGAGATGATGCTTCAATCATTCTCCCCCGGCGCGGGCTTAAGATTTTTCCGTGGGAAACATTTAGAAAGCTCAATACAATTGATCTTGGTGGATTCATCAATCAAACTTACCAGGAACTTGAGGCTTCAGGCTGCGCGATAGATGTAATTGGAGTTGGAGCTGGCGTCGCGGACTGGCTTGAGAAGAGGAATATGAAAAATCTCTATCAAGTCAATGTGGCGAATTCTTCAAGTGATGTTACCAAGTACAATAAATTAAGAGATGAGCTCTGGGTGAGGGTGAGAGATAATTGCTTGCTGGGAAAGTACTCCTTTCCAGCAGTCAAAGCTCACGGAGAAAAAGAATCCCTCGGTCAGCAACTTGCAAATGAACTTTCCACTGTCCGGTACGACTTCAACTCTCATGGTGGATATGTAGTGGAGAGTAAAAAGGACATGAAGGCAAGAGGAATAGCTAGTCCAAACATCGCGGATGCTTTGTGTTTGACAGAATACTTCCACAACAGCTCGACAAGAGTTTTTGCGAAAGAAAAACCTGAACTTTATTCGCGAAGGAGATATGCGAATAGCGAAATCTCCTCTACTTCGTGGCTTGGGGTTTAAGAAAGCTTATGAATTTTGCTAATGTAGATAATATTCTGTATAATGAAAGGGAAAACGTTCTTACTGTACAGTATCAAGGTGGTAGTGTTGTGCAGTACAGGCCAGTGAATCCTGAAAATTATACGGAGATTGTTATGAGTAATTGTCTGAGTCAGGCAGTACAGAAAACAATCCGGCAAACTCATGTTGTTGGGATTGCTCAGCAAAGAGGCCACTAATGACAGAAGAACAAGAACGAAAAATTCTTAGGGAAGCACAGGACAGACTTCGCAAGGCGATGGATGAGGATGATGAAAATCGCAAACTTGCTAAAGATGATCTTGAGTTTGTAGCTGTTGATGGCAAGCAGTGGCCGGAGCAGATTAAGGCTGAGCGCGAAGCTGAAGGCAGACCTTGTATTACTATGAACAAGATGCCTGCTTTCATTGATCAGGTTGTTGGAGATCAGCGGATGAACAGACCTTCAATCAGAGTCGTGCCGGTGGATTCGCAGGCTGATGTGAAGGTGGCAAAGATTCTGAGCGGCTGGATTAAGCACGTTCAACAAATCTCTAAGTCCGACGTTGCTATAGATCATGGCTTTGAGCATGCAGTAGCTTGTGGGTATGGAGCTTGGAGAGTTGTAACAAGGTATTCTTCGAACTCAGCTTTCGAGCAGGAAGCTTACATTGAAGTGATTGAAAACGCTCTGGCGGTGTTTTGGGGTAAGCACGTTGAGTATGACTGCTCAGATGCTATGTATTGCTTTATAGTCTCTGACATGGACAGAGATGAGTTTAAGGATAAGTATAAAGTTGAGCCGATGAGTTTCAACTCTGCGGGGGATCAGTTTATTGACGGCTGGGCGACCAAGAATACGGTTCGTGTTGCTGAGTATTTTGTGAAGGTTCCAGTTTCAAAAACTATTTACCTCCTTCAAGATGGAAGAGTTGTAGAAAAACCAAGTCCTGAAGATGTTGTTGCTCGGACGAGAAAAGTTCAAAGTTTCAAG